GATAATTATGAAAGTAGAAAGTCCTAAGACATTAGACCCTACTTTTAATTTATCTAAATATAGTGTGTAATAATACTTGCATACTTTAAAATAATATAGTATAATATTAATATAACGTAACTCGTATGTCTCGTTAACAACGAAAGGGAATAAAATGGAACAACAGCAAGAATGGAGTGAAGTCCAAACTGAAAAGCCAGAAGAAACAAAAGTAGAATATGAAGTAGAAAAAGAAGAACCTAAGAAAGTAGAACCTGAAGTAAAAAAAGAAGAACCTGAAGTAAAAAAAGAAGAGCCAAAAGAACTTGAAGGTATTCAAACTAAAGGTGCAGAAAAAAGAATAAGACAATTAATTAAACAAAGAAAAGAAAAAGAAGAAGAAGTTTCTAGATTAATTAAACAAAATGAAGAGTTAAGTTCTAAATTAAATAATACACAAAAAGAATTTACAAATATAAGTAAATTAAATTTAGATGCAACTGAAAAACAATTAAAAGATAAATTAGAATTAGCTAGAAATGCATATACAACAGCACATCAAGATGGAGATGCTGATAAAATATTAAAGGCTCAAGAGTTTCTAAATGATGCACAGAATGATTTAAAATCAGTTGGTGCAACAAAGATGCAGTTTAAAGAACCAGAGGTTCAAGCACCACAACAACAAGTGCAACAACCTCAATATCAACAACAACCAACTCCTGACCCAAAGGCACAAAGTTGGGCAGAAAAAAATGATTGGTTTGGTGAAGATAAAATAAGAACTGCTGCTGCTCTAGCAATAGATGCAGATTTAAAAGAAGAAGGTTTTAATCCTACTGATGACGATTATTATACAGAAGTAGATAATAGATTGAAAGAAGCTTTTCCTCATAGGTATAAAGATGAACCAGTTGAGGAAACTCGTAAGCAGGAAACGTCACCTGCACAAGTGGTAGCAGGAGGTACACGTAGCACTCCTAGTTCTAAGAATAAAGTTAAACTAACAAAAGAAGATGTAAGATTAGCTAATAAATGGAATATACCCCTTGAACAGTATGCTCAAGAAAAGCTAAAAGCAACAAGTGCTGAAGGTGAGTATACAACTATAAACATGCAACGTGGAGGTAAATAATGACAACACGAATCAATACACGTAGTTCTCAACTAAGAGAAAATAATACTAACGAAGAAATTAATTATCAGTTTGAAGAACAAGATAGTTTACACATACCAAAAGCAGTAGAAAATCGTTTCAAAGACGAAGGAATGACTCTTGGATGGTTAAGAATAACTCTTAAAGGTCAAGATGATTTTAAATACATTGGTAAAAAAATGCAAGAAGGTTGGAAATTTGTTGATATTAAAGAAGTACCTGAAGTAGAACAAACATCAGTCGTGAAGATGGAAGGAAGATACTCTGGAGCAGTCTGTCGTGGAGACGTTGCGTTAGGTAAAATACCTACCAAGTTATTCCAAAGTAGAAGTGAGTTTTACAGAAATAAATCTGATAAATTAATGGAAGCTGTTAACAGTCAATTAATGAGAGGAAATAATTCTAGTATGCCCATTTCTAATTCAAGTAAATCAACAGTAACAAAAGGTAAACAACCTAGTTTTCAGAAGTAAGTCTTTTGTTGCTTTTTTAACAATCAAAGGAGAATGAACTATGGCAAGTGTAAATGCCCCAAGAGGGTTACAAATAGCTAAGAAAAATGGTGATGGTTCTAACTCTACTGGTATACGAACTATTGATTTGAATCCCTGTAGTCCTTTAGTGGCTTCAGCATTAGTGCCTTCAGACATATTTACAGGTGACCCAATTATAATTGAACCTGCAGGTACAGTTAAGCCTTGTGCTGATGGAGTATCTATTAAAGCTGCAGGTGTTTTTCAAGGATGTAGTTTTGTAAATGCTAGTGGAGAACAGAAATTTGCTAGAAGTATTACTGGTGGAGTTACAGCAACTGATGTAAAAATTCATATTGCAAGTGACCCTGCCCAAACATTTTTTATCCAAGCTGATGCAACAGTAACTGCTGCTGCAGGTTTTGGTGTTGGTATAAAAAATGGAGTATATATTGGAGGAACAGGAAGTCATAAAACTGGGCAAAGTGCTTATGTTTTAGATGCATCTGGTCCTATTGAGTCAATAGGTAATTTAAGAGTTATACGTAGAGCACCTTGGGATACAGGTACTGGAGCATCAATAGGTGTAACAGACCAATATCCTTGGTATGAAGTACGTATTGCTAACCATGTTGACAATTATATAACAGCAACAGTAACAGGTTAGGAGATAAATTATGCCAATAAATAGAGCTGCTATAAGCAAAGAACTCCTTCCTGGATTGAATGCAGTCTTTGGAATGGAGTATGGAGAAGTTAATAATGAGCATGAACCACTATATGAAGTAGAAAATTCAGATAGGTCTTTTGAAGAGGAAGTCCTCTTTACAGGATTTGGTACTGCTCCAACAAAACAAGAAGGTGCTGCTGTTGTTTATGATGATGCAGGAGAAAGCTTCACAGCTCGTTATACAAACGAGACTATAGCTTTAGCTTTTGCTATCACAGAAGAAGCAATGGAAGACAATCTATATGATACTTTTGCAAAGTTAAGAGCAAAAGGATTAGCTAGAGCAATGGCAAACACTAAACAAGTAAAAGCTGCAAAGCTATATAATGAAGGTTTTACTACAGCACAAGGAGATGGAGTAAGTTTATTTAATACTGCACATCCAACTGTTGGAGATGGAAACCAAAGTAATATAGGTACAGCAGCAGCAATCTCAGAAGCTAGTTTAGAGTCTGCTGTAATTGCAATTCAAAAGTTTAAAGATGACAGAGGTATCTTAATTGGTTCTTCTGCTGTATCTTTACACGTACCTGTAGACTTAATGTTTACATGTGATGTATTATTAAATACACCAGGAATTGTAGGTAGTGCAGATAACGACATAAACTCTGTTAGAAACTTAGGAGTATTCCCAAGTGGTTATTTTACTAACAGAAGGTTTACTGATACTAATGCTTTCTTTATTAAAACTGATGTTCCTAATGGTTCAAAGATGTTCAATAGAACACCTTTACAAACTAAGATGGAGCCAGATTTTGATACTGGAAACTTACGTTTCAAAGCCAGAGAAAGATATTCTTTTGGAGTATCTGACTGGAGAGGTTGGTTTGGTAATGCAGGTGCATAACCATTAACAATTTAGGGAGGGTTGAAATATATCCTCCCTATTATAAGGATTTAAAATGGCAACAAATATTAGAACAGTTAATAAAAGAGCAGGAGATGGAGATATTATTGTCACTCCTGATAGAACAAGAATATTAGGAGTTCATTCTTATTCTAGTATAGCAGGAGTAATAGCTATAGGAGACCAAACAGGCACAGTAATAACCTATGAAGTTCCTGCAAGTGCAGAATCAGATATGTACTTTGGAGAAATGGGTGTATTGTGTAGTGGAACAATAAGTATATCTACACCAGATGCAGGTAGTGTTACTTTAATAACAGGATAACATAGTGCCTAATTATTCATTTCTTAAAACTGATATAATAAATACTATAGAAAATAACTCATCAGAGTTTGAGGAACATATTCCTTACTTTGTTGAGAAAGCTGAAGGTAGAATAGTAAAAGAACTAGATGATTCTGGTTTAGATAACTACTCTACTTTTTCATTTACAGCTTCTGACCCAGTAGTTAGTTTACCTGCTGATACATTAGTTGTAAGAAATGTAAACTATACTACAAGTGTTTCAACAGCAGCAATCCCTGCTAATTCAAAAATTAATTTATTACAAAGAACCTATGAGTATGCAATAGATTATTTTCCTTATGCTAGTGCATCAACAGGAACACCAAGATATTATTCAAGAAAAACTAATACACAAATTTATATTGTACCAACACCTGCATCTGCAGTATCAGGTGAAATACAATTTACACGTAGACCTTTAGCTTTAGCTAGTGCTACAGGTACAAGTGTAACAACATCAAACTATTTTAGTGAGTTTTGCTATAATGCTCTTTTTGCAGCATGTATGGTAGAAGCAAATTATTTTATAAAAGATTTTAATACATTAGCAAATTGGGAAAGTAAATATAAAAATTCAATAGATGCTTTACGTAATCAGTCTAGAAGAACAAGACAAGATGATATGCAGTCAGCTAATAATCCTTCAGGTGGTCCTAATCCAGTATTACAAGGAGCACAATAATGGCTATTAGTAGAATTAATGCAGTACAACAAATAACAAAAGTTAATAACAAAAAGAAAAAGAAAAATAAAAAAGGGAGAAAGAAATGCAAATAAAAACTAAAACTTTAATAGTAGGAGCAAATGCAAGAACTATTAATCAGTCTACAGGTCATGATACAAGTGGTAAGCCAACTGGTCAAGGTTATGGTGCTGCTAGAAAAGGACCTGGAGTAAGAGGACCAATTGAAGCTCAAGTTAAAGAAGAGCCTAGAGAATATAAAACTGTAGGAGAATAATAATGGGAGCTGAAAAAATACTTCAACAATTTAGTAAAATTAAAAGTGCTTTTACTTCTAAAAGTAAAGATATTGCAAAACAAGAAGAAAAATTAAATAATTTATTAGACAAAATAAAAACTGAAAAGAAAGAAAGTAAATTAAATTTACCTAAAGTTAATAGAGATTCTGAAAAGAAAAAAATTAAAAATAATATTAAAAAATTAAATGATGCAGAAAAACAAGTTAAAAAAAATAAAAGGATGTTATTAGGGGGTGCTGTAGTAACAGGAACAGGAACAGGCATTGCATTACTAAAAGATGATTCATATAAGATAAAACAAGGTGATACTTTATCTGAAATAGCTAGAGACAAAGGTACAACTTTAGGAAAACTTAGAGATGCTAATCCTCAAATTAAAGATTTAAATGTTATTAAACCTGGTGACGTTATTAAAATTCCTGGTAAAGTTAAAGGTAGAAAATCTGTATATCAAGATTTAAGTCCAGTAGAAATGAGAAAAATTTCTAGAAATAAAATAACTAAACGAGCTGTGGGTGGTGGAGTTGCACTTAGAGGTTTTGGAAAAGTAAGGAGAATATAAATGAGTAGTAAAAAATCAGTATTAGAAATAGTTCAAAGATTGGTAAAAAATTATAGTATAGGAACAGGAAAAGCAGATAAAGTATTAAAAGATTTACCTGTAGATGAAATGTTTAATCTTAGTCAAAAAGGTAAACAATATCAAGTTGTTGGTAAAAATAAAGATAATATAGAAATAGCTCCTGTTGATGATATTATGAATACATCTTTTGTTAAAGGAGATAGAAAAGTTTATGGTCCTGAATCCTCAAGAATAGATGCAGAAGATTATAAAGATATGGCAGAAGAATTAACAGATTTTACAGGTCAAAAATTTAATGTTTCTAAAACTAAAAAAGTTATAAATGATTACTTAAAAGGTGTTATGCCTAAAAAAACAGGTGGACCTTTAAAACCTCCTCCAAATCCTGGAGCAGCAGCTTTACCTAAAAAGGTTAGAAATAAAATGGGTTTCTTAAAAAAAGGTGGTTCTATTTCTAAAAGAAAAGCAGGTGGTAGAGTAGTTAAACGAGCTGTGGGTGGTGGAGTTGCACTTAGAGGATTAGGAGCAGTTCGTAGAGTATAATGCCTAGAGAAAAGAAAAAGAAAAAAGGCAAAGGTATGAAAGGTATGACCATTAGTGGTGGTCATAAAAGACCTACTAAACAAGGAGCAGGTCTTACAAAAGCAGGAGTAGCAAAATATAGAAGACAAAATCCTGGAAGTAAATTACAAACTGCTGTTACTGAAAAGAAACCAACAAGTAAAAGAGCAGCAAGAAGAAAAAGTTTTTGTGCTAGGTCTGCAGGACAAATGAAAAAGTTTCCTAAAGCAGCTAAGAATCCTAACTCAAGATTAAGACAAGCAAGACGTAGATGGAGGTGCTAACTGTCATATTTAATAAGTAATATTCCCCATTTTAAATGTTGGGTAAGAAAAGAATTTACAAACAATCATTTAGATTATCATGGTGAATATTTGCATGGACTAGCAATAGCAGTCAATACAATACCAGATAGATGTTTAAGTTTTCAAGTAGTCTTTACTGGAATAGATGAAGAAGAAAATATACATGGAGGTGCAATGTGGGCAAGGATGCCAATAACAAGTTTAGTAGCAGACGAAGTTTTAGAAGAAATGCCAGAAAGAATGGATACACATTTAGCACAACCTTGGGATTGCTCTTCAAGAGGACATTCCATAATAGTAATGGATAGAATAAGCTCAAGTCCTTGGATGTGTAAAATAGGTGGTGAGTTTTATAAAGGAAGATATATGTTTACAGTTGATTACACAGATAGTTATATAAGTGATGACCCTGCACAACATAAACAAAGTCACGTACTGCAACTTATAGATGCAGATAAATGGACAGGTAATATCGTGGCACTACCTAATAATAGAGTTAGGGTAACTAATCCTGCTTTATGGGTTACTGGTGAAGGTGCACCAGACTTTGCACCAAGTCAATATATTCATTCTGCAGAAATACATGATAGTTATACAGACCCTGATATTACTTTTAATAATTTATACAAGGAAACTAAAAAATGAAAAAAACTAAGTACATGAAAAAAGGTGGAACACTAAAAAGAAAAGGTGGTGGTATGACTGGTATGAAAAAAACTAAGTATATGGCTAAAGGTGGACCAATGAAGAAAACTAAATATATGTCAAAAGGTGGAGCTATTAAAAGAAAGAATGGTGGACTTACTGGTATGACTGCACGTAGAAATGCTAGAAGAAAATAATGGCTATTAAAAGAAAAAAAACTACAAAGAAAAAAAGTGGTTCTAAACCTACTAATCCTTCTTTATATGCTAGAGTAAAAGCAGAAGCTAAAAGAAAGTTTGATGTATATCCTTCTGCTTATGCTAATGCATGGTTAGTACGTACTTATAAGAAACGTGGTGGTAGGTATAGGAGTTAATAATGGCTAAACCTAAAGGTGGACTTACAGCATGGTTTGGTAAAGGACCTAAAGGAGATTGGGTAGATATAGGAGCACCTAAGAAAAAAGGTAAGTTTCAATCTTGTGGTAGAAAGTCTACTAAAGGAAGTAAAAGAAAATATCCTAAATGTGTACCAAGAGCAACTGCTAATAGAATGAGTAAATCTCAAATAACAAGTGCAGTAAAAAGAAAAAGAATGAAAGCTCAAGGTGTAGGTGGTAAACCAACA